AGAAATTGAACTAATTAAAGAAAATCTTGTAGAACGTGTAGATGCATACCTTGAGTATGTTGCTGACGAGTGGATTCAAGAAAATGCACTTGCAGTTGAGCACGGTCTTAAGACTGAAATGACCGAATCATTCCTTTATGGAATGAAACAACTTTTTGAAGATCATTATGTAACAATCCCTGAAGATAGATATGATGTTATCGAGAGTATGGTAGATAACCTTGATGAAATGGAAGAAAAACTCAACGAGCAAATTCAAAAGAATGTTGCTCTAAATAGAAGATTAGCGGAATCAGTTGCTGATGTAATCTTTGCAGATATTTCTGAAGGTCTTGCACTTTCTCAGAAAGACAAACTCGCTTCTCTTGCTGAAAATGTTGAGTTTGATAGTGAACAAAACTATCGTGAGAAACTAGTAACCTTGAGAGAATCATATTTTCCTTCAAGATCTTCTAGTACTCAAATAGATGACTCTGAGACTTTATCTGAAAGCACAGACATTCAAAACCAACAACCTATGGTTAGTGGAAGAATGGAATCATATCTTCAGACTCTAGGCAGAGTCGCCAAAAAGTGAATTATAAATTATAAATTTTCAAACTAACTTTTTTACAGAGGTAAAACAAATGCAAATGTTCAATACAGAACAATTGCAGGAGAAGTGGGCACCAATCCTTGACTATCAAGGACTCGATGAAATCAAAGATTCACATCGTAGATCGGTAACTGCTATCCTGCTAGAAAATCAAGAAAAAGAACTCCGTGAAGCACAGGAGTTTCTTTACGAATCACCAACCAACTCCGCTAATGCCGCTGGTACTTCTGGTGGTTTTGGTGGTGGTTCTCTCGCTTCCGGTCCTACCGCAGGTTTCGATCCCGTTCTGATTTCTCTAATCAGACGCTCAATGCCTAACCTGATTGCTTATGATCTTTGTGGCGTTCAACCAATGAACGGTCCTACCGGACTTATCTTTGCGATGCGCTCACGTTATACCAATCAAAGTGGAACTGAAGCATTCTACAATGAAGCAGATACAAGATTCTCCACACAGAACGCTGCTGGAACTCTTGCCGCTGGTAATGTAGGTTTCGGTACTACTGCCGCTCAGTCTGGCACTAACCCAGGAATCCTGAATTCTACCCCACCCGAAACATATAATGTTTCAACTGGTATGAATACAGGAGATTCTGAAGCTCTCGGAGACGCTGCCGGCAATGTGTTCAACGAAATGGCTTTCTCGATTGAGAAAGTTACTGTAACTGCCAAAAGCCGCGCTCTAAAAGCAGAATACAGTCTTGAGCTCGCCCAAGACCTGAAGGCAATTCACGGACTGAATGCTGAAGCGGAACTCGCAAATCTTCTCTCCACAGAGATTCTTGCTGAAATTAACCGCGAAGTCATTCGTACCGTTTATAAGATTGCCAAGCCAGGTGCTCAGGCAAACGTTGCAACTTCTGGTACTTTTGACCTTGATGTTGACTCAAATGGTCGTTGGTCCGTTGAGAAGTTCAAGGGTCTTATTTTCCAGATTGAAAGAGATGCTAACGCTATCGCTCAGCAAACTCGTAGAGGAAAGGGCAATATGATCCTTTGCTCCGCTGACGTTGCTTCCGCGCTTGCAATGGCTGGTGTACTTGACTACACCCCCGCTCTAAATGCTAACCTAAACGTAGATGATACCGGCAATACCTTTGCTGGTGTTCTTCAAGGTAAGTATCGTGTGTATATCGATCCTTATTCTGCTAACGTATCACCTAATCAGTTCTATGTTGTTGGTTACAAGGGTTCCAGTGCTTATGATGCTGGTCTCTTCTATTGTCCTTATGTTCCTCTCCAGATGGTTCGTGCCGTTGGTCAGGACACCTTCCAACCAAAAATTGGATTTAAGACCCGCTACGGCATGGTCGCCAATCCATTCGCTGAAGGTGCTCTAGTTAATAATAATCCGGGACTAGGTGCCTTAAGCACCGACTCTAATGTGTACTACAGAAGAGTCAAAGTTGCG